TATAAACGCATCAAGAGGTTAGTGTGTCGCCCAAGTTTCGTGACCGTAAGGCTGAAGCTTGGCAGGCTGCAAACCAATGGTTTGGAGTAGACGAAGAGATGACCAGCTTTGCGCTAGGGCTTCATCAGAAGCTCATCAAGCAGGGTGTCGATCCGAACTCCGACGAATATTACGAGAAGTTAAATTCTCGTATTCATCAAGTGTTTCCAGATGCGTTCGAGTCTGAGAAACCGGTGGATGCGTCACCTCCGCCCCGAAAATCGAACGTCGCGCCTGCGACGAGAAGCTCTGCGCCCAAAAAGATCGTGCTTACTCAGACACAGGTGAATATCGCCAAGCGGCTTGGGGTTCCTCTGGATCTCTATGCTCGTAAGGTTGCGGAAGAAATGAGGAAATAAACATGGAAACAGAAACCAAAGTGAATCGTCTCGCCCGTGAGCTGGACACCCGTGAGAAGTCACAGCGCCCTCAAAAGCGTTGGACGCCTCCGCAACTCCTGCCGGAGCCGAATCCCGAACCGGGGTACGAGTTCCATTGGGTGCGCGTTTCCACGCAAGGTAACGCTGATGCCACGAATATTTCCGCAAAACTCCGCGAAGGCTACGAACCTGTCAAGGCTTCTGAGCATCCTGAAATCGTTCTGTACGGTGCGAATCCAAACGCTCGTTTTCCCGACAGCATCGAAATCGGAGGCTTGTTGCTCTGTAAGATTCCAGCCGAGTTCCATGCACAGCGTAATGACTATTACACGCAACAGCACAATAGTCAGATGCAGTCCGTGGATAACAACTTCATGCGCGAGAACGATCCTCGGATGCCGCTCTTCAACGAGCGTCGTACCAAGGTGACTTTTGGCAAAGGCGTTTAATTTTTAGGAGTCCAACATGGCTTATCCCACAGTCAGTGCTCCCTACGGTTTCCGTCCGATCAATAGTATCGGTGGAACGCCGTATGCGGGGTCTACTCGTCTCGTCCCCATCGCTGTTTCTGCTGGCGTCACTGCTGCCGCTATGTATAACGGTGATTTGGTCGAGCTCACCTCCGCTGGCACCTGCCAAGTGATTGCAAGTGGTTCTGCCGCTCCGCAAGCTCTGGGCGTGTGTGTTGGCGTGCAGTACACCAACTCGATGGGTCAGACTGTTCAGGCGCAATACGCTCCTGCCGGTTCGACCAATGCCGTCGCCTACGTGGTAGACGATCCCCGTGCCCTGTTCCAAGTGGCGGTTGTGTCTTCGGGCACCACCATTGCCCCCTTGGGCCGCACTGCTGTTGGCCAGAACACTTCGGTGGTTCTGAACCCCGGCAATGCAAACACTGGTGATTCGACTCAGGCTATTGACGACACCACTGCAACTACGAATACTCTGCCTATTCGTATTGTGGACGTCATTCCTGCCACGGCCACCGGCTCAGACGCGTATGTGGAAATGGTCGTCAAGATCAACACCCATACATACAACAACACCACTGGGGTTTAAGGAGTTAAATCATGGCAATTTCTCGTGCCCAACTACTGAAAGAACTCCTGCCCGGCTTGAACGCCCTGTTTGGTTTGGAGTATGCTCGCTACGGCGAGGAACACAAGGAAATCTACGAGACCGAGACTTCCGAGCGTTCGTTCGAAGAGGAAACCAAGCTGTCTGGCTTCTCCGCCGCTCCGGTGAAGAACGAAGGCAGTGCGATCCAGTACGACAACGCGCAAGAAGCTTGGACAGCTCGCTATACACACGAGACCATCGCTATGGGCTTCTCGATCACCGAAGAGGCGATCGAAGATAACCTGTACGACTCGTTGTCTAGCCGCTACACCAAGGCTCTGGCTCGTGCGATGGCCTACACCAAGCAGGTCAAAGCCGCCGCTATTCTGAATAGCGGTTTCGCTGGTGGCCCCACCTACGGTGACGGTCAGACCCTGTTCAGCACCCAGCACCCCCTGATCAGTGGCGGTGTTAACAGCAACACCCCCGCTGTGGCTGCTGACCTGAACGAAACTTCGTTGGAAAACGCCGTGATTCAGATCGCTGCGTGGACGGACGAACGTGGTCTGCTGATCGCTGCCAAGCCCCGCAAACTGATTGTGCCCCCGGCACTGCAGTTCGTGGCCACCCGTCTGTTGGAAACCGAACTCCGTGTCGGTACCAATGACAACGACATCAACGCACTGAAGAACAATGGTTCTGTCCCCGAGGGCTTTACCATTAACCACTTCTTGACCGACCCGAACGCATGGTTCCTGACCACCGACGTTCCCAACGGCATGAAGCACTTTGTTCGTATTCCTTTGCAAAATAGCATGGACGGGGATTTCGATACAGGGAACGTGCGTTACAAGTCACGTGAGCGTTATAGCTTCGGGTGGAGTGACCCGCTCGGAATGTTTGCAAGCCAAGGCGCTTAAGCCAAAAGCTAGTAAACATGCG